GCGAAGGTTTGGGAGGCGCTCTGCCTCTTCTGCTTTCCCTTCCGGGAAGAAATAATCGGGATCGCCAATTTCGGCGCAGGCTGCGTGCTCGAATAGCTGTACAAATGGGAGATGCTCTGTGGTTCTAATCATGGCGCTTTACCCACTGCTCTAAATTCTCAACGACCCAGGCTTTCTCAATTCCTGCGTTGCGTCTCTTAATGATGACATATGCCGGTGGAGTTTGCTCTAGTCCTCTGGCTTTCGCATAATTGTTTGCTTCTGTCGTCGCTTCTTCCCAGAACGCCGGGAGTGAGATGTTCTTTCGGTTCTTTAATTCAAGAATGTATGTCTTGCCTGCAACGATCGCGACGATGTCTCCTTCGTCTTTACTGCCGGCTTTGGTCAATCGTTCAGCGATCGCGCCAACGGAACGCAGCCATCTCATTACATCTGTTTCAAAGAGTGCGCCTTTGCGTCCGTTTGGGTTTGCCATTTACTTTACAATTTCCAATCTTGGCGTTGCTGGTTCTCGCATCGCTCTGACTGTGATCAGGATCTGCTCTGCCAATGTCAGGGCTTCGTCTTCGCTCATCATGGCGATTAATAAAACAGTGGGATCTAGTTTGTCGCGATGTTTGGAATATGTATCAAAGCCTTCTTCTGTCCTAATATTTTGCACCTTGCCATAAACGGCCAAGTCTGCGATGTAGTCTGGGTGTACTTCTTTGCCGGTTTCTTCTATCAAATCAAGAACGGCTTCTTGTTCCTCTAAATAAATCGCTAGGCGTCCTTCGTTGCCATGTACTGAAAATAAAGGCTCGCGGTATTTCATTGACGGATCGCCTTTGCGATCTTCTGTTGCTTGCTTTCGTATTGCATCGCTTCTCGGATTTGTTCTTCGAGTGGGTCGTCTTGCCATCGCAATAATAATGCGGTGATAATTCCTGCCGCTGCGATCCCTGCTCCGATTATGAGTTGTACTTCCATCTTTCCCCCGATCTTGTGGCGCTGTGCCTTGTTGTCGCCAATTGTGGGGGCTGTGGGGGCTATTTGTGGGTTAGCCACGCCGATGCTCCGCCGGGGCGCTGGCGCTCACGCTCAGTTTGCCCTGCCTGTGGATAAAACTCACAAGGTTCAGGTGTGTTTCTGTATTGCTTATTGTATGGACAAGCCCTAAGTTATGGGTGTGGGCAAGAGGGGAAACTCCCCGAGGCCTACGGGGGGTAATAAAATGTTAGTTCAAACTCTTCAAGATGTAATCGTTGAAGCCGCGACTGAGCTTGCGATCTCTGGCGAATGCGATCTTCCAATTGATAACAAGTGGGACGGCGTTGATCTAGTTGTTCCCGGTTTTTACGAGTCTGTTCCTTATGCTCGCGGTCTTATCTTTACTGATGGCGTGCGTCTTGCAGTTGAAGATAACGTGATTCATATTTACAAGTTTGAGAAGCATGGCGTTTCTGCTCATGCTCAATTCTCTGGCGCGTTTGTTTCTTCTAACATTCTCGTTGCGATCGTGAAGGAGTGGATCTAATGCAATCAATTCATAAAGTTACTTATTCAAATACTCGCAATGCCAAGAGTCGCCGTATCTATCGTGGTCTTTCCGAAGATCAGATTCTTCTTTTAATCAAAGAACAACATTCTCTGGATAACGGCGTGCGCGTTATTTCGGTTTATCATGCAGATGGATCCAGTTGCCCTTCTTTCATGAAGGTGGGTGCATAATGTCTCAGCGTCTATGGGTTTCTGATAATGGTGATGTGATCTGCGAAGATCACACTGGAATGTATCTTCGTTGCGCAATTGAAGCGAAGCCGAAGGCGGTCAAGCATCGCACTCCGCTTGGCAATTGGTCGCTCTATTTCACGCATCTTCTTGGTGGCGAGAATCTGGTCTGCGAGACTTGCGTTCCCTGGAATTCTCCTGATCATCCTTCTAACAAGTTGAAGGCTGGTGCGTGATGAATTGTGGATTCTGCGCTAAGCGCATCGGAAAGTTGATCGCGATAATTCAGGGCAAAGAAGTCCGTATCTGCCAAGTTTGCAATAAAAGATGGCAGTTAGATGTAAAGGTGGTCGCATAATGTCTTGGTATAAAATGTTTTCCGATACAAAGATTGCAGGCTTGCCCGATTGCGAGGCTTGCGATGGTCGCTGGCAGGCAATCTTCAAGAAGCAATATCAACTTCCAAATGGCGATCGCTACTGGATGGATGTCTGCGTCTTCTGCTCCGGAAAGAACCGCGATTTCGAGGTGCAGTCATGAGCAAGTTATCCGATCTATATTGCGTATTTTGCGATGGGCGAGTCACTAACGGCTCACATTGCGTGCCTTGTTGGGAATATAAAGGCGTCGTTACTTTGGCGGAATATATTGAAATCAATGGGCATCTGCCCCGAATCAAAGAAGAGGTGAAGTGATGGGTGCTATGAAGTCTGTTCTAATGGATATCAGCGAGGGTATGACTCTTGCTGGTCGCAATCTGGTCGATTCTGCCGAGGCGCAGGATCCGGAATTGATGGAGGCGGTTATGGTCAATATCTTAGATTCCCTGCCTTCTTATCTGAAAGCTTTGAGAGGTGAAGCATGAAAATGGATCCGAAGTTCGTACGTCGTCGTCGCGCAGTGGCGATCGTGATCGGCTTGCTCTTGCTAAGCCTGTTCACATATGCCACTCGCGATGTTTGCTGGACTGGTTCTGGTTATGGCTCTTGCTCTGTAATGATTGACGAGGTGATCTCGGATGGCCGTTAAGAAGGCGCGTTCGGTTCGGGTGTCCGATTCCCTGTGGCAAGCGGTCAAAGATAAGGCTGAAACGGATCAGAAATCGGTCAGCGAAGTCATCGTGGATGCTCTGAAAGCCTACGTGCGATGAATTGGTGGCATCTAATCTCTGCGCCTTTGGCTGGCATCCTTGCTCTGGCTTATGGTCGTCGGATCTGGTTCTGGTTTGCTGTGGGTTTATTCTTTGGATTCTGGTCTTTATTGATCGTGCTTCTGCCTAGAAAGGAGTTGCGCGTTCCCACTCTTCCCGATTGGTTCCTTGTCTATTGGGGCAATCGGGCGATTGCAAAGGAGATGCGATCTATCCGGGATCCATCCGATCTCCTTTAGCGAGAAATGCCCCCCACCGCCTGTTTATTGGCTGTGGGGGGTATTTTCATGCCTTGAGCGCTCTAGCGATTCCTTCTTCTAGGCTGATCTTTGGCTCGTAAATCTTCAGCATCTTCGTGGGGTCGCCTACTCGGTATTCAACTCCGCTTGGCTTGCCTGGGTGCTTCTTAATCGGGGCGAGGTATCCCTGCGCCAACATGATCATCTCTGCAAGCTGGATGAATGAAGTCGGTCGCCCGGTGCAAAGGTTCAAGGTTTGGATGTCGTTTGTGATCGCTTCGAATGTAGCTGCAACGACGTCGTCTATGTGAATAAAGTCGCGCACTTGCTCGCCTGTTCCCCATACTTCAAATGGGTCAAGTTTGGCTTTGCCGCGTGCGATCAACGATGGGAATGGATAATCCATCGCTTGGTCGTTGCCGTATCCGCTAAATGGGCGCAGAATGTGGACTTTGATTCCTTCTGCTCTGGCGTATTTTGCCAAAGTCTCGCCGGTCAATTTTGCCCATCCATAACTCAAGTCTGGCGTGCGAATGTGGTCAAGATTGATGTCGCCTTCGCGAAGTCGTTGCTGGTAGGCGGCTCTTTGCAAATAGATCGGGTAAGCCGCCGAGCTGCTGTAATAGACGAGGTGCTTCGGCTTGGTTCTTACCGCCCACTGGAACATGTCGCTGTCGATCGCGAGGTCGCTGGCAACGGCCAAAGGGTTCCCTTCGATCGTGGCTCTGCCCCCGACGATCGCGGCGAGGTGAATGACGACGTCGTATCTGGTGTCGTCCTTCTTGAAGAAATCCCTGCAATCGATGCCGTTTGCGATGTCGATGCCGGTGATCTCATGGCCTTTGTCGTCTAGTGCTCTGTGGAAAGCGCGGCCAACGAAGCCGGCGTCTCCTGTTATTAGAATCTTCATATGAGCCATTCTGTCAGGTATTTGTCGCTTCCTGATTCGTTCTTTGCCATCGCCTGGTCAATGCTGAAGACGAAGCGATCGTCTGCTTCTAAAGCTGCCCCTATGTGGTGAAGTGTCGCCTTCTTTCCGATCGGAAATGACCGGCGCTTGCTCTGGCCTTCTGTGGGGGTTTCGTAGCTCTCATCGTGTATCAGGGTGCTGTCCTTGATCAACGGCCAAATGTAGGCTGCCAGCCAGTCCTGGTCTTGCGTGTAGTAATTCTTGGCCGCTTCTGTTTCGTGCAAATCTGCCGGGATTGCCCTGGTTCGAGCTGCGAACATGCCGGCGCTGATCTGGTAATTGTGGCCTGTGGGGTGGTCTTTCATAATGTGGAAATCAAGGCCGCTTGCGAGAAACTCTTCGTGTGCGATCCGTTCCCGGTGCGTCAGTCTGGCGTCTGCGTCGCGGCTGAGAACGACGTCAAAGTCCTGATCTGCCAAAGCCTGAAATCTCCAAAGTTTGGCTGTGTGGTCTTCTGGCCCATCTTCGTCTACGAGCTGCACGTGGGGGAAGAGCTGCAATGTTTGCTTGATGGATTCCGGGACGCTTGCCCCGGTGTAAAAGCGCAGGGTGTATCCCTTGAAGTGCCTGGTTGCCAGAATTGCGTTCTTGATCGCGCCGATCGTGTATCGCTCTTCGCTGCCGTATAACGAGTATGCGATGAGCTGCTTCATGGCTTCAGTTTGCGCTTTAGCAATTCGTAGGCTTCGCTCTGGATGTAGTTTTGATAAGCGAGCGCGTCGAATGAATATATTTCGGTCGCATTGACTTCCTTGTATCCCTCATCCCATTCCGCTTTGCCTGCAATTGGATGCATGTGCTCAACGATAACGTGATCAAGATAAGTCAGCGCTCCTAAATCCTGGCCTAGTTTCTTCCAGAAGTTATCAAGGTATAAATGCTTCATCTTTGGCGGAACCATTCCATCGAGCGCTTTGACGATGTCGCTGGTCATCGCGATCATGGTTGGAAGTCGTTCCTTCTGTAGCAAGTCGTTGCCGTAGGCCATTGACGGTCGCTTCTGCATCGCCTGGATAAGAAGTGAATCCCACCCGGCTGTGCGTGGGCGGTGGTCGTCGCCTAAGAAGGCGAAGTATTTATATTCGCCCTTCTTTGCGATCGCACTGGCTGCCTTGTTGATTGGGTAAGCCATTCCCCGGGTTTCGTTCTGAATTGTCATGCACTTGTGAGCGCCTACTTCGTATTCGTAGGCATCGTGCTCTGGGTCATTGGCGTCAATTACGAAGAGAATGTCTGAATGTGTGGAAAGTTTGTCATGCTCTGCCAATAGTTCAACTGCGTTGCGTGGGCGTCCTCTGGTTGGTACGAGGATAATCATTTCGTTCATTGATTCGTCGTCGCAATCTCGCCGGCGATGGCTGCGTAGGCCGCTAAATCTACGAAGGAATCTTCTGTCTCCGTCTGCATCAAACGTGCGACTTTAACTAGCGCCATGCATATCGCCACTTGCTGTGGGGTTATTTCGTGCTCCAGATATGTCGTCCATAAGTCTGCAATTCGGCAGTGGTTCGTTCTTGGATCGCCATAGATGTTCTGGCGGTCTTTGGCTGTGAGTCGAGCTGCTTCTTCAAGAATTTCCCCCCGATTCATCGACTACTTTGCTCCGCGTCCGAATTCGGTTGCTCTTGGATCGACGGCCTTTAAGAGTGGGCCTGCGACTGCTGCGATTCCTGCTGCAAGATATTCCTTGAGTGGGCGGTTTGGATCTGCCATATAAAGTGCTGCGACTGCTGCTGCTCCTGCTCGCAGGTATGTCATCGCCATTGCTTCGAGTTGCTTCTTATCCATTTGCTATCTCCTTAAATTTAGGGCGTCCAAATCCTACGATAAAGACTGGAAGTGATGGTTTTACTTTGCCGCGATTCTTCTTCTTAAATGCACGCACCTTCTTGCAGACTTCGCCGCCGTTGCGCTGGTCGCCCTTCTTGTCGGGCGCTGTGTTGCCTTCGATTGTGGTGACTGTTCCGTCGCCGTTATTTTTG